TCCGGTCTCGGCATCATCGAGAGCTGCGGCCAGGAAGGGCGCAGGGATCATCCCGGTGAGATCGGATTGAGAAACGTAGGGCATTTGGTGGGTGAGCGAAGGTCGAAGGTCGAAGGTCGAAATCTTAAGGGTTCGCTACTGCCCTCACGCCGTGGCGGGAAGGCAGGGTGTGAACTCTTAAATGGCAGCTCCGACTCCGGTGGAGCCGATGGCGAGCTGCGGCAGGCCATAACCTGCGCCAAAGCGAGCGTAAGCCTGATAGATATACTCGTGATAGAGTACGACGTGTTCGCTCTGAGGAGTGGTGACGGCAAGGAGATCAATCGCCTTCTCATCCTGATAGATGAGGGCCTTGACTGGCAGTCCGACTTCCAAGAGGAACCATGCAGTATCGCTCCCCGCGAGTTGAGACCACACCAGATAATCAGCCGTTCCCTTCTGCACGTTTGTGACTGCGGCCACGCCGGCGATGGTGCCGTCTGTGTTTTTTGCGGTCGCCGCAATATTCTCGGCGGTGAGAATTTGCAAAGCCATTGATTCCAGCGCTGGAGGTACGACCAGTAGGAGCTTTTTGCCCAGACCCATGGCATTGCCCTGAGAGTTTTTCATTCCCTTGAGCAGCGCCTTGGCCGCCGCGAAGCTGTTCGCGGAGAGAGGGGCAGTCATCAGATTGGTGAAGGTGAGACTCTTGGAATTGTTGGGCTCGTGCTTCTTGTTTGTGTCGAAGAAATTCTTGCCCGTGTAATCGGCATTAGTAAACCCACCCTCCAGAGTGTTCGCCATCAGAGCATCCACGCTGGCGGCTGCGGCCACAGCCAGATTAGACATTAAGGGCGTGTAGATTCCGAGCCGATCACGCTCGATGTCGGCCTCTTTGACGGGGATCGTCGACTCATACTCATCATTTTTGATGCGATAGTCGGATGCCGAAAAATTTTGAATGATGGCTTTACCCATCATTTTGCGCAGGCCTGGCAATGCTCCAAGCCAGGCATAAACCTCCTCGGCAGCATTGGATGGCATCCGCATGGCGATCTTCGGCCATTCCGGCTCGGCCCCCTGCATTTCCTTGAGGAAAAGGACACGAAAACTCCGGAAGAAGTTGGCGAGTGTGGTTTGATTGATTTGCATGGCTGGTTAGGATTTGGGATTTAGGATTTGGTAGTGGTGAGTAAGTTGGAGGATTAGGCGGAGGCGGCGGGTGCGAGGGAGGTGATGTCGACGATCACCTGAGTGGCGTCGCCGTTGTAGAAGCCCAGGAAAACCCCCGCGATGAGGCTGTGCGTCGTCGAGTGAGCAACGGTGTTGTCATCCTCGGCAAATACATTGGCCCCAAGATCGGCCTGGGTAACCGGCTGAGTTGTGGAGTTTTGCAGGATGAAGGCGCCTCGTTTTGTCAGGACACTCATGGCTCCCGCACCGCCAGCAGTGTTGTCAAAAACACTGCTCAGCGAGCTGGGTTGAACCACGCCGAGCACGCGGAGGCCTGCGACATCTGCCGCAGGCTTGCCATATCCAGCCGCAGTGATGGCGAGCAAGGTGCCGACATAAACGATGACGCCGTTAAGCAGCGGCACGGGGGAGGTGAAATCACCAGGAGCTTCTGGTGTATTGATGGGAGTAGTGGCGGCGGACATGGTGTTTTTGGAGTTTGGGAGTTGGGAAAGTTGGAACGGTTGGTTGGGGATGAATTATTTTCCGAATTTTTTGTGATCTTCTTCAGTCAGACCGAGTTGACGGTCGATCTCGGCGCGCGCGGTGTTGTGTTCCAGGTTGCTACCCTCAGCAGCGAGAGCATCGACCTTGGTGCGCTTATCGAGCGGCACGGTGACAGGGAGATCGGCGCAGAGCGTCTTGAGATCGGCGATGTCGAGCTTCTCGGCACCCTTGGGAACAACTTTCCCTTCGCCAGCGGCGAGGGCGATGATTCCCTGGCGCTCGGAGTCTTCGCGAGCCTTGCGATCGCCAGTGATCAACAAGTGGAGATTCTTCACCTCGGCAGCGAGGGCGGTGAGAGCCGTGGGGGCTTCCGTTTTTTCAGCAGGAGTCTTGGCATCATCCGCAGCCTTCTGGGCAGCGGCTTCGATTTCTTCGTCGGTCGCCTTTTCAGGATCGAGACCGAGGATGGCGCAGAGGAGTTTTTTAGGATCCATGGTGTGTTTTGTTTTTGGTGGTGGGTTGGTGGTTGAGTAATCTGCGGAGAGAAGAATCAGATCAGTGACCGCGCCCTGACGGCATGCGGCGACCGAGTGGAGAAAAATGACATTGCCCTGGGCATCCTTCTTGGGAGCTGGAGAAAGATCTCGGTAGTGGCCGTCGCCTATGAACTTCCGCCCGGCTGGAGTCCAATCGATGTTGTCATAGACAATCCCCTCATTTTCTACGCAGAGGACATCTGCGTAGGCGGCGACTTCGCAAGGCTCTCCTTTGTAGAACTCCGTCCCCGGCACCGTGTTGTGGTTGAAATCGATGCAGACTCTCTCAAACCCTGTGAGCTTTTGGTTGATAGGGAGGGCGGAAAGGGTCACCTCGTTAACTCGGAATAGTCCCTTGGTGGATTCATTGTCCCCCCAGGGGAACACCACCATACGGGTGGGCAGCTTCTCTGGATCGGAAATGAGCGGTTCCCCCTTCACATGAAGGGCGTAGAGATCTCCGGGAACTAGGGAGGCGTCGCGTGGCACGCCGTGAACCTTGGGGAAATCAGGTTCTAACTACTAACAACGGTGAACACGATGCACACGGTGGGGACGGATTTACCACTAAGGACTGAAAAGGGAACAGCCAAGCATATTTCCTTGGATTCCCCTTTGATTCTCCTTTGTGGTAAAAAACTCTTCAGATTCCCAACTGCAACTTCGCCGCCGCTTCCGCTACTTTCACAATCTTGGTCTGTGCCCACTCCGGCATAGTACCATCACGGGTGATCGGCATGAAGGGCCGGGCGGGGATCTTGGTCTTGTGTCCCTTGCCAGTCATGCCGCCGAACTGGTGAATCCGGGCATAGGGGCGATCGCTGGCGATCGTCACGGTGCTAGTACCGACTTCGACGCGGAACGACTTTACCATCAGACCGGATTTCTTCAGCAGCGGATGAGTGGATCCACCATCACTCGTCACCAGACGTTGGCGGCCAGATTTCGAGGGATGAGGGGCGAACTTCGTATTCTTACGAGCCACCCACTCGGCAATGCGGAGAGAGGGATTGTCAAAGGCTCGCTGCGTGATCGACAGGAACTCCGTCCCCATGGCACGCAGGATCGGACGGGTGTCCTTCGCCTGCCGGATCAGGTGATCGAGCTTCGGACTGATCTCATCGATTTGAATGGTGACGGACATGAAAGTTAATGAATGACCAACGTTCCATCCTCATTCTCTTCATCTTCGGTATCGGGACCCACAGCAATCAAAGAACCTTTCAGAGCGTCCACGGCCTCCCTGGCATTGACTTCATCGGGCAGGCAGGAGGAAGGATAAAGGTCATTGAGTTTTTGCAGGATCTTCTTGTCCCGGCACTCCCACTCTCCTCCGGTGATGATTGCCCTGATACCGTTGATTTCGACTGTTGCGCTCATAATCCTCTCAAGGTGTTGACCACATAAGTGAAGTATTCCGGATCGTTTTCAAAGAATCCCGCAGGGTCAGTATAGAGCCGTTGAATCCCCATGGAAAGAATCTCAGTTGCATAGTAATCACCAGAGGAGAGCTTATAGACTTTTCCCGAGTAGGCCTTTCCGCCTTTCTTCACCCATTCATCTCTCAGGGCCTTTTCACCGTGGCGATATCCCTGACCAAGCCACACGGGAACTTCTCCAACTGTGCGGCTCTCCAGGAAGGCGGCGCTCTTTTTCAGGATCTCGGCAAGGCGACCTTCGATAATGTGTCCCAGCTCATGAGCCACCGTCCAAGTAGGCATGAATTTCCCGTTGATAAAGCCGCCGAAACGATCAGCAATGGCACGAGTCCTGGTTTTCAGAATTTTCACATCCGGGCCGGAGAGTACGGCCTTTGATGTGATGCTCCGCACAAAGGCAAAGCCTTCATCAATTTTAACTTTCTCGGTGCGTGCGGTGTGATGAACCACACTCTGCTCCTGCGCAGGAAGTGAGAGCAACTCGTGAAATTTGTTCCTCTTTTCGATTGGATCTGGAGTGGATGCGAGCACTGTTTGAAATTCTCCCAGGAGATCCGTGACGGACTTGATGGGACCCGGCCCTGCGACTTTCGGATCTACGGGATCCGCCACCGGCAGCTTCTTTCCCCCCATCCAGTCCCAGACGGTCATGCCCCCATCGTGGACGGGGGTCTTCCTGGACCACTGCTCAAACTGGTTCCAGGTCTGGGTATCGTAGCGGCCCTGAAGCTTGTCGATCGGGATGTGGAGATCTTGGGGATTAAAGCTGTAGGCCGAGTTTCCGTTCTTCTCGACCGGGGTGCGGACATCGGTGATCTGGTTCACGCCGCGTACCAGGTGACCGCTCGTCTCGATATGATCCAGAGATTGTCCTTCGATGAGTGTGCGCTGGTCTGGCGGGAGCTTCGCGTCCCCCTTGCGGATATCCTGCGCATCATCTGCCGAGATCGGCACCCAGTGGCAGCGGCATCCGAAGTCCCAGGGGCACCAGTGGGAGTGAACGAAGGCGGAATCAAAGGGAAAGACCAGCCCGTCGAGTGCCTCGTGCGTCGCCCTCACCCGGTCATCATCCATGCTGTGATACTCGACATAGGGAAAGATAGCCTTCTGTGCGGCGATATTGCGGAAGGAGGCTGCCTGCGAGGCCTGGAAGCCGTGCGTGCGGAGCAGGGTTTCAGCACGGCGCTCTGCGGCGGAGCTATTCTCCGGATCCTCCGGATCTGCCAGGAAGGGATGAATCTCCTCGACCAGCTTCTTCTTAGCCTCGTCCCAGTTTGCCCCGGCATGAACAGTCGCGATCTCCTCTCGGACTCGTTGCAGCACGTCGAAGCTCGTGATGCCACTGACCGTGATCGCACGCGCACGCAGCTCGGGCAGCATCGACTTAAAGACCTCCGCCGCGACAGGGGTCTTGGAGTTGATGAAGTCGATCGCTTCAGCGTGAGGCGTGGGATCGGTGAGGAAGTCCATGGAGGAGGTAGGAAAGTGTGGGGAGCGAAAGCTCAAGGGTGAGTTATAGGGCGGAGTTCTCGCGCAAAGACGCAGAGGCGCAAAGAGGAGGAATTAGGGTGATCCTCATGCTGTCTGGAAATTCCATCTCGGCATTGGCCTCTTCTAGATGGCAGGCAAGTTCCCTCAGAATGTCGTAAATAGAAAGACCGTCTGCACATTCTGGAACATCGCCCGAATGGGTTGCCGAGTATTGAGCGCCATTAGCAGCACGCTTCCCGTTAATGATGGCCTTCCATTTCATTCCCTCAAAAGCACTCATGCCGCACCTCCTCGGAGTCCGGCTCTCATTCTGGCGATGGAGGCATTGAACTCCTCTTCGGTCATGGGATCCTCGACTGGCTTCTGACTTCTGATCTCTGACTCAGCTTTCACACTTTCAGCTTTCAGCTTTTTCGGTTGCCTCTTCTGCCTCGTGATCAGGACGAGATCCCGGAAGACCTCGGGCTGGCTCAGTATATTGAAAGGCCGCAGGGACCAGCCGCTCTTTCCCTCCCGTTTCTCCCACTGCATGTGACGGATCACCGGACCGATGTCGGCCTCGGTGAAGGGGCCGTGATCGGTCTCTGCCAGTGGCTCCATCTCCCTGAGAAAATCATGCCAGAGTCGCTGATCTGAGATGGAGGGACGGATCTTTGGCAATCCAAGCGCCTCATAGAGCGCACGGTGCAGATCGATTACTTTTTCTTCAAAAGGGGTCATTGAGGTAGCGATTTAGACTGAAGGCTATTAGGCTGAAGATTGGTGCGCTGGGGGTGGAGGGCGAGGCGGCGGAGATCCTCAAAACCGGCACGCTCTCGGATCACCTTGATCCGGTGCTCGCTCTTGAGTTGTGCCTCGACCAGGGGAAGCGGTACCGGTGGGATCTTGGCGTACTGGCGGATGGGGTTGCGGTGGCTCATTGCAGTGGGAAAGTGGGAAGGTAAAAGGTGGAAAGGTTAGTGCCGCCATGAGGCTAAAACTGGTGACATTCGGAATCCTTCTTCTTTAAAGACCTCGATCTCCGGAGAGACGTTGAGCTGCGTCCATCTTTCGCTGCGGCCCTGTTCGAGCTCATAGGCTGGAGTCCAGTGATCGCCATTATCTAATAGGGCAAAGACGCGAATGCTGGAGGGCGTCCTGACAAACAGGACCGCTATACTCCGATTCCTCATCCGGAGGCGGTAACGGCCCGAGGGTGCGCCGGTGATGGGCTTTGGTTCCCGCACTCCCCACACGAGTTCTTTGCCATAGATCCTGACTCCCGAACTCCACCCCCTCTCCGCGTCTCCGCCTCCCCGCGTGAGATTTTCGGTTTTATCGGGTTTCGGTAAAGAATTTGATGCCTCTTCGCCGAGGTTCGCCGACCCCGCCAGCGCGTTGGAGGACTCGTCAACGACCGGAGACAGGGGAAAATCGGATTTGGGGCTTTTAGACGGAAGGGTCGAGGCCGAGTCGAGAGACGAAGGACGAGGGTCGATAGCCTCGGAAATCTGGCCTTCGACTGTCGTCTTTAGACCTTCGACTTCCACTTCCTGACTTCTGGCTATTGGTTCCATGGTTTAATAGGCGGAGGTGTAGCGCTCTTTATTGGTGAGTTTGGTCGTGGGGTCATCTCGCCTGGACCAGAACTCGGGATCCGAGGTCGCCGCCAGGTGAGCAAACCAACTCTCCAGATCGATCGTGATGGCAGAGGGGCCGGGGCGGCGTGAGGCAATGAAGTTGCCCTTGATGAGGCGCTGAAGCGTTGAGTAGTCGATGCCCATGCCGAGCTTCTCAGGGAGATCCTGGGTCAGACGCACCCACCGTTCATGGATCCTG